CAACTCTGCTTGCTTAAGTTCTTCAAAGTGATTATCAAATTGATAATCATATTGAATATGTTCTTGCATCTCTTCCCAATCTTCGGGAGCAATAATTCCCTTTAGAATCAGTTGAGTTTTTAACATATCGTGGAATAATCCACTGAATTTTTTACGAAGTCTCGCAATCCACTTCGCAAATTTAAGCTCATCACGAAGAATTTCTGATGAACGACCTAGAGAAAATCCTTGATTGGCGTCATCTAAACGTGATGGCGGGAGATTGAGGGAGTTGTATAATTTCTTTTTGAAGTATTCAACATCTTTAAGTTCGCCAAGATTTTGACCACCAGGAAGAGTAGTGATCTCAGTTCCTCTACCACCTTCGCGGCGAGGTAGCCAGAAATCTTCAAGCATACTCATATGCTTTTTGTCATCGCGGATTTCTCCAGTGGCAGCATCGTATACAAGTTTGTTGCGGTAACGTGCCATTACCTCTCTGAGATATTGCTCTGCTTTTACTTTGGGTAGATTGCCAACATCAATGTAGAAAATTCTGCGTTCTGGTGCGCGTGAGAGTCTGTAGATAACCAGCGCATCTTCAATCATGCGTAACTGGTTGAGTGCCTTGATGGATTTGTGAAGGAAACTCAAGGTCATCTTTTTGTTATAATCTTGAATGCCAGAGGTAATAAAAGTTATAGCATCATTTGCGATTCTAACACCAGTACCCACATTGTTGGTATCAAAAGAAGAAGCAATAAAACCTCTAGGATTATACATGTAGAATTCTACATAGTCTCCAAAATCATATCTTGCTGCTCCATCCATCACCGTAGCGTTAGCAGTGACAGTGCTTAATTTTGGATCTTTATTTTGAACTCGTACCTTTTTAATTTTTAACGGATCTATGTATCTGAGTTCAGTAATACCAGCCTTAGGATTTGCTAAATCAATTACTTTGTGATAAAACATTCTACCATCTACATACCAAGTTCTAAAAATTTCATGTGCTCTAGTATCAAAAGCAAGAAGTCTTTTGATGTAATCAAATTCTTCACGAATTTTTTTCTTTATTGATTCGCTTACTTCGAGATTAGAAAGTTCTATTTGAACTGGAGAATCATCTAAACTTGAATTAATTGCTTCATTCACAATTTCGTCAATCGCAGAGTCAACCTCTGGATGCATCGCCATATCACGATAGCGCCTAATGAGATCAAACTCATTACGCGCTATACCGTCTATATCTACATACGAACCAAAATAACCACCAGCTACGGTGGTTACCGAATCATCTGCGTTAGGAGGAACTGGAGATTGACCTCTCAGCTCCTCCTGTTTAGATTTAATTGAGAATCCAAATAACTGACTCATGTTTAAAGTTATATCACTTACTCTAGTTATTTATCAATCTTCAATTCCGCCTGGTGATCTACCCTTTCTTCCATTTTCAACTTCCCAGTACTGAAGTTGGAATTCAACTGTAAAGTCTTCAATCTGATCATTGCTATCGTAGGCAAGATCAATTTGAGAAATGTTAGTTGGGAAACAACCCCAAAGAGTATATTCTCTAATAACTGATCCAGTTTCGCTGCTATCTCTCTCAAGTTGTTTTACGTGAAGATCGGCAGTATATCCTGTTGAAAACTCAGGAACAATCAACTGTGCTCTATTTCCTTCGTGAGAATTAATCTTCGCCATCCAAGATTCCATGTAATGACGAATCTTGAAATCTTTATCATTAATAAATGTTGCTGTCCAAGTATCAAATGTTCTGTCACCAGCAATTTTTACAGTTCTTCCACGGAAAGGAACTTCAATTACACCTAGGTTGGAAGCAGGAAGAGCAGCAGACTTACACAGAATGTTGACTAGTTTTCCATCTTCGCTAGAACCAGCTGGCAATCCAGCTGAATTAGGAAACACAATATCAACAAGGAATAAATTAGGTCTTACGCCTTGCTTAATAGTATTGAGAAAATCTTTAACGTTACTTTTGATGGTCATTGTTTGTTTACCTCGTAATTAGTTTTTAAATATCAAGCGACTGATCTAACTACTTCTGAAAACTCTACACCAGATCTGGTAGCAACAAAAGTAATCGTGATGAAGTTAATTGAACGTGTTGGTTTAATATAAAGTTCAGCAACAAATTCGTTTCTATCAATTACATCTGGGGTGTTGTTTGTAGAATCACATACTACAAGATAATCTGTGAGACCTCTTTTTGCCTGAACTTCAGAAAGATATGAAGCTGCTGCGGAATAGAAAGAAGTTCTGGTCGTTTCATCATTAAGTTCAAACATTACAGTTCTTGCTAGTTGACCAATTCTTTTCTCTATAGCAAGGAAAAGACGACGAACATTAATTCTGTCGAAAGCACTTGGAGTTGCTAAAGCAGTTTTATCACCAAACAGAACAGTTCCCTGACCTGGGAATGTAGCAATTGGATTAATTCTCTTAAGATATAATTTATCCCTGTCTGCTTTTGATGGAGCAAAGGCAAGTTTTACAACATTTTTAATGTTACCTCTGCTAACACCAGCGGGAGAGAACCAATCTTCTAAAGTGGCGGAAGTCTCTACGCAGAGACCAGCAACGTCTCCATTACATGGAATGTAACGATAAACGTCATTATACTTATCATAGAGATACTTGTATCCACTATCAAACACAGCGTATGAACTGCTGCTACCCACACCGTCGAAGAAAGTGATGATATCATCCCTTTTCGCTGAACTAGTGGAGAGTGAAAGCATTCCACTGTGGGGTGAAACAAAAGCAATACAATCTTTTCTGGAACCAGCAAGCGTAATAACTTTTTGTGCTTTTGTGATTTGGTCTGCTTCTACGGCAAGATTACCACCAGTGAGAATAAAATCAATTGAAATATTTTCTGTGTCATCGAAAAGATCATAAGCTGCTGTGATGTTGGCAACTGTTGTAGTGTAAGCATCAATACCACCAGAAAGAACTACGTCGGATTCTCCAGCAGCTGCATTTTCTGGTCCAGCATAAATGTATTTTGAACGAGAATTGATTACGTTCTTATAAAAAATTGAACCACCCTGCGAATCTTTTGCGGTTGATACGCGAGAAACATATAAAAATGTTTCTAAAATGTTGTTGTTAGCATCTAGAACCGCGATGTGAAGATCATCAGCTCCACCTGGATCAAGAGCAATTGTGCTCCAAAGAACCGTGCCGTAAATAGTTGCTGTTGCGTAGTTAGTAACGCCACCATCTACAATAGCAATCTTGAGACCATTTGCCCAAGTTCCTGCTGTTCTAGCAGCAAATTTAAAATCATATGTACTAAAAGCTGCTTCAAATGCGTCTGTATCTTTGATAAGAACTGGTGTTGCAGTTGTATCGTCGCAAGCATTTTTTAAAGCACTGTCTTCAATTCTTACGACATTTAATTGACCACCGTATGAAAGGAAGGATTGAGATACAAACCAATCCTCGTAATTGTTTGCGTTAGGGGCACCGAATGTTTCTAATAATTCTCTTTCTGAAGCAATGCCGACAATTGATCCTACTGGACCCTGAGCAAAGCTACCAACCAGAGCAGCAACATTTCCTTGTTGATTCACAACTGTTTGATTGGTTAAATCACGTTCTCTTAGAACAATTCCAGGTGATACTTGACCTGCCATGTTTGTCTCCTCGTGAAGTAGTTCATTTTTTAACTACAAATATTTATTAAAATGAGTATCTTCATTGGGGAAACAACGCATGAACAATTTACCAGTCAGGATATTCCCATAATTTAGGTGGTTTGACCACACGTTTTGCCATAATTCTTTTTATGGTACATTGTTTACATTCGTATGAATACGAAGAAGGTAAATATTTTTTTGATTTTCTAATAACATAGTAATCTGTCATGAGGTCTTTTGTCTCTCCACAGACCCTACACGTTCTTTCTCTAAACAATAAATGTTCTAGTGAAAATTCGTCTTCTAAATCCATTAGAACCCTAGCATGTATTCTACGTCTGAAAAAGGATTGCCATACCCATCGGTGTACCAAACGTTTCCGTCTTCATCAATAAATTTTTCTTCGGCATCTGTAATACCATCAGATACAAATCCAAACGGTGCCATGTCTTGTTCGATTTGATTCTTCTGTTCTTCGTAGATGCGTTTACGAACATCGTTATCAGTCATCTCCCTAAAGTAAGGTTGAACCGCTAACCACGAGAATAGAACTAGACACATCACAAGGTCATCGTTGTATCCATCATCAGCTTCGAAAGATTGATTCTTCTGAATGAATGTGGTAAGCTCACTGATGATTTCGTAGTCTGAGATTAGGAGTTTATCATCTTCGATCAATGTCTTTAAGTTAGAACATCCAACCTTCTTAGTAACTTTTGACATCTTTAGACCAAGTTGAGATTTGGTGCCAGAAAATCCCTGACCTACAATTTGACCTGCTCTACCACGCATGGCACACATCAAAATGTTTGGATACTCCAAATCATAATGGAGAATGTTTGTTACCTGTTCTCCAATATCATTGACTTCCGCTAAGATGTATGCTTTATTGTAGTTCTTGGCAACCTGTTCGATAATGTTGGGAAACAGGATAGGTTTGATTTCGTTATTTCGATATTTAGCAACAACCTTCCAAGGTAGTGTGGTGATATCAAATACAACAAAAGCAGAGTAATCATTGTTGGTTCCCCGCGATACGTCAACCGTCATGATATAATCGTGATCTGGTTTTGCTTCCTCGTATACCTTTAATCCTTTACTATTATCTTGTATAGGATCTTCGAATACCATCGAGCGTAACTTAGACGCTGAGATCAAAGTATCAACCGATCCAAGGAACTCACATTCAAACTCTTGTGTGAACTGCCTCTCAGAGGTGTTCCTGATCGTCTCTTCTTT